GTTACCACTATTATTATCATCAGTGAACCTCCAAGTAGTCATTACCACACTTAACATCACCCGCACACATGAGGGTAATACCGAACTTCTTAGGTGTTTCTGAGAAGCAATGACGGATAATAACTTCTGCCGCCTCTTTATCTTTAGGATTTATTTCCCAACTACACTCATCGTGATAGGCAAGTAGCTGTAAGAACTCTATATTAGCAGCCTCAAATGCTTCATTGATGTCTACGATAGTGTGTTTAAAGATAATAGCCTCTGTACCCTGAATAAGATAACAGAATGCCTTGTAACTCTCTTCTACTATGATCTTTCGACCATCAACACCCATTAAATACCCTCTCTGAGCAGCCACTTGTGACTTCTTAGTTAACTCACGGAGGGCAGGCCAACGGTTAAGAAACTTATTCTTAGCTTTGTTACCCGCTTCCTCTGGTATCTCTAGTATTCTGGCTAACTTACGTCCACCAGCACCAAAGGCCCATGCAAAGAAGAAAGGTTTAGCTTGGTTACGAGTGCAACCTATAGCATCAGCATTCTTTTGATGAACATCACCTACAGTGACCTCCTTGATGAACTCCTTATCCTTAGCGAAGTGAGCCATAATACGGGCTTGATATGATGCACCATCTGCTGATATGATAGTCTTACCCTCAGGTACTTGGAATAGCTTACGGATTTGTGAACCATAAGCGGCCTTAGGTGAAGGTATATTAGCTATACCAATATGGGTTTGTCTACCTGTGGCAGCACCTATATCAATTACATCACCATGCAGTCTTCCATCCCAGTACATCTTCTCCCAACCTTTGAGGACAGATAACCTCGCTCTAAGTGTAAAGAACCTATCTATCATAACACCAGTTGGCCCTATTCGAGCCAGAGCAGTAGATGTTAGCTTAGGTGAAGTCTTTACAAATGAACCATCAACCCTTTTAAAGTTCCAGTCATCCCATACTACACCATTACGTTCTAAGTAATCCTTCAAGTGATCTTGATTACCTATACGTGCAGGTGTTAATACACTACGTTGGAACTGGGTACCAGCCTCAATAGGTGGTGGTATTCTCAGAGCGTCCGAGGGGTCTACGTACTCTCCTAGGTACTCCCCTATAACTCTAGCTGAGACTGAAGTATACTCCCCGTTCTTCTTATATTTAGGTGTCTTGGGTTCTTTATCGATCATTATTGTGATTGAACCAAGTAGGGGTTCTACAGTTTCCTCAATAGTGGTTAACTCCTCTTGGATTAAATCCATTAGAGCAAGCTTACCTTCTTGATCGAACTTCCAGCCGTTAGTACATTGCATGGATGTGTAGTGTGACATCCTATGTTCAATATCAATAGCCTTCTGATACTTATCACCAGTTCGTTGTAAGATGAGATTAGCTTCTCTTACTATCCTCTCATAGATAGCTTCGTTAACCGTGACATCCTGAATACAGTATGCCATCATTTCAGGTGTATACTTAGACCAGTCCTCGTATGCGCCTTTAGGGAAGCTAAGATTCTCACCCCAAGCCTTCATACTATGCTTACCTATACGGTTAAACTGATTCAATCTAGACATAATTAGTGTGTCATAGATCTTCTCATGAGGTACAGTGTACCCCATAACCATAGCGATAGCAGGTCCATCAAACCTTATGAAGTTGTGACCTATAATACGATCAGCAGCCTCCATGTAAGGTATTGCCTCAGAGTTATTAGGTAATGAGTCATCATAATCCGAGAAAGATAATGTCTCACCACCTACTTCTTTGATTGCTATACACCAAATCGAGGTTAATTCCGTTAATAACCCATCGGTTTCAATGTCTACAATTATATTCTTCATACTAATCCTCCGTTATATTTTGACCTTCTTCAGAGCCTACTACACCAGCTATATGCTCAACATAGTAACCATCATCTATTAGTACACCTCTAACTAGGTCTACGAAATCAGGTGAAGATAGGTGCCCTTTATCATAAATAGTCATCAAATCTAACACCTTGTCAACGAACAAAGTTACATTGCCCATTCAGCTAACCCCCATATGATTGTAGAGGCTATTACACCACCCACAATACCATATATTCGATCATAGTTAGCCTTTTTCTTAAGGTACACAGGGCAACGTGCTCCATGATCTCTACGGTAGTTAGCACGATTCTTACCTTCCTTACCGCAATGCTCACATTCCCAAGGCTTCTGGGTTCCTTTGATTTTATTCGACATAATTAATTCCTCTCATTAAATTAGGGGCCATCTCTGACCCCGTTAACCTAAAACTCTTCAGCTGCTACTGCATCACCTTCAACACCGAAGTCATCACTACCAGACTTTGGCTCATAAACCACTAGATCAGTGATTTGAATAGCCAATAGCTGTACACCCGTACCTTGCTTACCATTGAAGTTATACTCATAAGAGAATAACTTAACATGGCCCTTAGAGCCATGACCAATAGTACGAGGATCAATAGCCGTCTTAGACTTAGCTGCATCTAACACTTCTGGAGCCTCGTTAACATCACCAGCTTTATTAGTTGTAGGGCGTTTAACATTACCGAAGAAGTAACCATCTTCATCATGCTTCTTAATTCCTACACCTAGATCAGTCAACCGCTTTGCAGTATCTTGATCACCAGTACGTAGCTGAACATCCCAAATGTCATTACCAAATGGTGCATGAGGAGTTGCTAGATGTGGATAGTGAAACTCTACATCACGTACAACTGCTACTTGGGTGCTGTTCTTTGCTGCTTTCTTTGCGTTCATAATAGTATTCCTTAATAATTGATTTTACTTCATTTTAGAGCGATGACGTTACGAGAGAATTCCCGTAACACACCTTCTTCTTTTAGAGAGAATTCCCTAGGCAGAATCACCTTTTACCACCTTCCTCAAGATCCTTCTTAAGACGTTCTAGATACCACAAGGACTTACCTAAGTCTTGCAGAGTATCATCTTTCTTTCCCAGCCTAAACAGATACTTATAAGCATTAGCTAGAGCAGCTGCTTGTGAGCCATTCCAACCCTCTAATAAGTGGTCCATTATATCAAAGTACTCAAAACCGGGTACAATGTCTTTATAATGACCGGGGTTAATAGCTGCTTCCCTTAGGCTTTCTGCATGATCTGGGGGAAATGTGTCATCAACATCATACTTGTCTTTATACGAATCTTTACTCATAAATTACTCCAGTTGAACCCTTCTCTTTAAGGGGGCTATACACTTAGTTTACGTAACATGATAGCTTTCATCCGACGTTTCAAGGTCGAAGCAGCCCAGTTAACGGTCGTACCTGTACATGACTTCCATCCATCAGTGGTCATAGTACGGACAACATATCTATTCTCATACCTAAGGAATGCTGGGTGCCTGAAGTCATGGTAAGCAATCATAGTACCTTGTCCCGGTATATGCTCTTCCTCCCATGCCTTCGCGATCTCCACCTGACCTTTCCTAGCTATAGGCCTACGAATAGTAACTACCTTAGTTGCATAGGCCTCATAATCCTCTGGTGTGTTAGGTAGTTGCTCTGCATCAATCACCATAGCTTCTCTTCCAGCTATATCTTGAATAGTAAGATTCTTACGAGCTACCTTACGTATCCATGATGGTGAGATCTTGATACTATAGTGGCTGTAAGTGGCTACATTACCAGTGTTCCTAAACTCTAGATCATATAGATCACCTTTAAGATGCACAACAGGATTGTCGTGCATTGTTAGTACACTCGCAGCTTTAGTAGCTAACTCTTTCAACTTGGCTAGACCTCCTGATTTCTCAGTACCATCTGGCATTTTACTTATAGTATTCCTAGCTGACTTTATATCACCTATTCTCGATAGTATCACACCATAGGCATTCTTTAACAGAGAATCAGGTACAGGTACAGGATCATCTGAATGTATAGGTCCACTATATTGTGACCAACGATAGTCATTAGGGTCTGCTTTAGCTACACTGAGTGGCCTAATCTGCCAAACTCTTAGCAGGGCATCAATATCATTACGATAACTAACCATTCTGACATGAGCGTTATCCATCTCTTTCTTGTCAGCTATACTCTTCATGCTTTTCATATTAAATTCCTCTT